GTGAAGTTAGATAGGTCTGAAGTATCAAGGCTTTGAGTACCATAGACTGAAGCAACATAAGGATTGCCTTCTGCATCGACTTCAGTATCGGTAGCGTTCAAACGCCAGTGTACATTATAAATCACATTGCTGTGACCTTCTTCGGATGGATACACATCAACTGTGTTTACATTCCATTGGTAAGTTATTGCCATTTTTATTCTCCTGTGTTTTGGCTATCTAAAAATGCTTGATAAGCTGCTTTTAGTTCGTCAGTCCATACTGCGTTGCAGATTGCTTGGACTTCTGAAGATTCACCGCTTATATCATCTAAGCAATTTAAACTGTGTCTATGGAAAGACCTGTTAAGTTCTACGCCATCTTCTTTAATGACTGTAGCAGTTCTTACCTGAACATGCTTGTAATCGCCTACGATTTCTATTTTATCTTCTATTAGTTCTTTTGTTATTGCCATTTTATTTTTCTCCTTACCTAGAATCCACTAGGTATAAATTATTAAGATGTTCTATAAGTTAAACTTAAAGCATATGTGTCTGTAGTAAAGATTTTATTACTTCCACTAGCAATACCATCCATTGAGTTTATGCTACCAAGAGTATTATTTAAATTAATTTGTACTACAAACAATTTACCACTAGTAGCACTTTCTCTAGCAATACCAGCTTGATGCAAACCATATGATGTAAAAGGAAATCCAGATAAACCGATACTTGAAGTATTTGTTCCTACTGTGGTTATAACTATAGATGCTGTAACATATACTAAATCTCCTACTTTTACATATGCTCCACTATGTGTGCCAAAAGAATATCCTGTTCCTGATGCTACAGGTGTCCAAGTACCCTCCTCGTAATCGTCAAGATAGTTTGCAGAAGTTGTACCGCCTACATACACACCGCCTGAAAGGTAGAGGTTTTTGAAGCGTCTGCCTGCTTCGCCAAGATCTAACGAACCATTAGAGGCAGTACCGTCAGAAATGGCTGGAAGAAAGCCCTGCGCATTAACGCAAAGTAAATTAGCCGAACCACTGCCTAAGCGTAAATGCCCAGCGTAAGTACCAATACTTCCAACTGTTGTGCCGTCTTTTCGGAATATTACAATATCACCATCGTCTGTTTTTCTGTTAAATGTACCTGCTGGATTTGAAGCTACTGTACTTCTAACCCCACCAGTTGTACTAAATGCCTGACCTGCAACATTAACCGCTGAACTTGTGGGGTTGCTTTCAGTAGTCCCCACCAACAAGTTGCCTGATGAGTCGATGCGCATTCTTTCTGAAATGCCACCAGTATTAAACTTGATAATACCTGCAGCGTTGGTTGCACCAAGCACTAACGAAGTAGAGCCATCATACCAAACAAATCCACTTTCAGCATCAAGTGCTCCATATGCTGAATCATTAACGCTTCGGATACCAACATCTATAGACTTATTAGAAGAACCTTCAGCAGTCATCACAGCAGATGAACCAGCAGAAGTTGATGTGTTACTTACACGAAAAATAGTTTCAGCCGCTTGTGCCTTATCAATATTTAAAAGCGAAGTAGGATTACTCGTACCAATACCAACATTCTCAGAGGAATCAATAGTAATAGCTGTAGAAGTAGCATTATCATCTATACCTGTTGAGGTGAAACCTGTCAGCGTTCCAACGCTTGTAATATTAGGTTGAGCAGCAGTGGCTAATGTACCTGTGATAGAAGTATTAGCAGTTAAAGTTGTAAATGTACCTGCTGCTGGAGTAGTACCACCAATGACAGAGCTGTCTATTACAGCTCCGTCTAGGTTCATCGCTACGGATGTACCAGTGGAGCTAAACAGCGCATCAAGATCGTCTAAATCATCGTTTAGTTTAGTACCCCAGGTATCGGTGGATGCACCGACCTCTGGTTTGGTTAGGTTTAGGTTAGTGGTAAATGTATCTGCCATAAATCTTTATCCTTTAAGCTGCGTCTTGTTCATCTAGTTCTGTCCATGGAGTGCTTGGATTGCTTAATGTTGTCCAAGTTGTACTTGTGGTTTGATCTGTCCATGTATCAGATGGAACAATTATATCATTCCATTTTAAACCACCGATAGCAGAAAAACTACTACTTTGCGATATGGTAGCACTTCCTCTGTCAATTTGTCTGCCGATAGCATCAAAGCCAGATACAGCAGCACATGCAGCACTAGCACTTACTGTAAATCTACCAACCGCAGTCATTCCAGAGGTTTCTGCGCATGTTGCTGTACCTCTGTCTATTTGTTTACCAACTGCACTCATGCCAGATGTTTCTGCACAAGTGGCTGATCCTAAATCAACTTGTGTGCCAACTGCGGACATTCCGCTAGTTTCTGCGAGTGTAGCTGATCCTAAGTCTATTTGTGTGCCTACCGCAGTCATGCTTGATGTCTGCGCTATGGTTGCTGTTCCGCGATCTATCTGTCTGCCGATTGCAGACATATCGGATGATTGAGCTATAGTGGCTGATCCACGATCTATTTGCCTTCCTATAGCTGAAGCATCAGATGTTGCTACTATGGTGGATGCACCAAGATTAATCTTGTGGCCTACTGCATTGAATCCTGATGTTTGTGCAGAAGTAGCTGCACCTAATTTAATAACTACACCAACAGAGGTAAATCCTGATGTTTGCGCTGATGTAGCGGTAGCGTTCTTTTGAACGGATGAATCGGCTGAAAAGCCAGATGTTTGAGCAGATGTAGCTACGCCAAAATGATATACGGGAGTTCCATAGTTGGACTTCCCGTATGTATATAACCCGTAGCCTACAGAGGCCATTGTATTAAGCTAATGTGATGTCTAAATCACCAGCATCAAATCTAAATACATCTCCTGAAGATACTACTTTTGAAGTATCTAAGTTTGCATAAGCAAGTAAGTTACCAGCACTTGAAGCATCTAAAACACCTACAGCTACAACAGTTCCATAGTTGGCAGTTGCAGTTGGGTATTCAATAGCTGCTGAGTTACTTGCAGTTGTTGGTGATGTACCAGATACAGTAAAGGTAGCAGTTTGTCTTGCATACGCTGTACCTGCAGTTGTTACTTCAGTACCGCCACCAGTATCATCTGGTGCTACAGTATATAAAGCTACATACAAAGTTGCGGGTGCAGTGTAAGAAACTCCGCCAAAAACATGATCCAATACTTTATCTTCTAAATAATCGCTAAATCCAGCCATTTATTACTCCTAATTATTACTCCAATAGTAAATATTTTTTCTAGCTTTTCCATAAGATCTTCTTCTTGGTATCAAAGATCCTTTAGAAAACTCTGCCCTTTCTTGCTGCATCCTGAGTTCCTCTAAGGACTTCTCAAACTGAGCATTGAAAAGTGGTGCTCTCTCATCTTCCATAAGGAAGACAGATGCATGTTTCAATGATCCATATAAGTAAATATCTGGATGCGAGGCTAATACAAAGTTAGATGTATTAGAATCACTTAAAGCATTTATTTTACTAAAGTATGTTAATTGTAATGTATATTCAGCATCAGGGGTAGGGGCAAGTTCCATTGTATTGTCTACTAATGCAAAATAAATAGGTTGACCTGTGACATTGTTGTTTGCCTTTCTATAAATATCCAATGATTCAATAGACATTTGCATTAATGGGCTAAAATTATTGGATGTAATTTCTACATTAACAGCTTCTAACCAATCGGATGGTAGAGATAAATATTGTGCATCTGCGGTTGCGGTTGCTCTTTTAACTTGATCTGCAACGCGCAATCTTCTGTTTAATTCGGCTTCGGTATTGTCAATAAATATATCTATTTCAGATGTTAAATCTGATCTGTTTAGATAATTTGCTATGTTTGTTTTTAATTCGCTGTATGTCATAGTTTACCTTGCCATGTTCTAAATACTTTATTATCTGAATTGTTTAGCCATTTCTTCCATGCTTTCATATCGTTAGCCCATCCTTCGCGACAAGCTCTTTGATAAACTACTAATGGGACTTCTGCAACATGACGGAAGTCTTTACCTGGTTTTACATATTCTGCAATGTTTTTACAATGCTCTATGACTGGCTGAACATCCTGTGTGGTGTGATACACAAGTTTATCATCTTCTGTGGCAAATTCGTGTGTATAACCAGTTTTATGATCTATTAATGTTTTTCTAGCCATATTGCTTTTCTAAAAGTTCAACAACTTTAATTTTATCATTGACTTTAGCTATTTGACTAATAATTTTAAGAATAAAAAAAAGGCGGAGTAGAAATTAATCTAACCCCGCCTCATCCCGATCAATTAAGATACATTAAGGTCTGCAACAATACCATGAGCAGCTTCGTTGGATACTTCTAATCCATACTCAACTACGATCATTTTTGTCATAGCGTCACCTATAGTTGCGATATCAACAGTTTTGAAATCTCTTAGGTATGACACTTTAGCAAATTCAGGATCAACAAGAAGCAATGATCTTTCTCTTGATCTGTTTGATGGAACGATTTTAAGTTCACCAAAGTCAGATGAATAGATAGATACTGAAGCCTCTACTGTATTAGCATCTACAAATTGTCTTGCTTGTGTTCTACCTGTGAAACCAGAAATAACTTGTTTGTTATGTGGGCCACAAATAGCTAATGATGGTTCGCCACCATTAGTGAAGCATAGTTGTAGAACATCTTTAAGTAGATCTTCAGTTAGAGCTCTTTGAGTTCCGTCAGTTGGAGCAGCACCGCCACCTGTAGAAGCACCACCAGTTCCTCTTGAATCGTTTGAAGTGATCCAAGATTCGAAACCGCCAGTTACCCTTGCAGTTGAAGCGTTACCAGTTGTTTTAGCTCCGTTCTGAGAAAGAGCTTCTTCCATATCTCTTTTAAGAGCTTTAGACATAATAGCAAGTTGGTGAGCCATTTCTGATCTCTTACCTGCTGGATCTGAACTCTCTTGAGAGCCTGTTACTGTTGCATCTCTTTTTGAGATCATACATACATTACTTTGCCTTACAGTAGCGGTAGCAGCTGCTCTTGAAAGTTCAAAACCTTCAAGTTCGCCACTTGCACTAGGTACAGGTAAAGATTCGGTTTGCCAATCAAACACCACATTTTTAACACTTCTTTTGCCGATTGAGGACATAAAGGGAGTTTGCATTGGGGAGATGTTGTAAATGATATTACTTAAATCTTCCCTGTCAGCAGTTGCGGTGTAAGTATCAAAAGCGTTAGTTACTTTTGCCATGAGTTTACTCCTATATAAAAAATTACTTTAACATTTGTTCAAAAACTTTGGCTGCATCTGATGTTTTACCAGTTTTAGCCAACCTTTGTTTTGCTCTCTTTGCTGGTGTTACCGATTTTATTTTAGTAACTGCGCCTGGTCTTGCAACACGAGCTGGTGCTTTTTCGGTTGGTTTTTTCTTAGTTGCTTGAACAGTTTTATCATTCAACCAAGCATTACGCAAACCAAGCAAAGCTCTATAGTCGTAGATCGTATCCATTTCTTGTGCTGTATAGCCAAGAGTGTTGATTCCGTAATCGCGAATAGCTAACTTTTCTTGTTGGGCGATTTCTGGATTCTTCCATTCTGGAATAATCTCAAGAAGTTTTTGTTGTCCGTATTGTACGAACTGTGCTAATTGCCCTTGCTGTTTTTGATAGGCCTCTTGTTGAAGCCTTTGGTTTTCAGCTTGAGTAGCTCTTAACTTCTCTTTTCTTTCATCCCAAAGTTGCTTTTCACGAACATAACCAACAGGATCATCTTCGTACAACCTGTTCCAATCAGGCTCGTTAGCTAAATCAGCACTTAATTGTGCTTCTAGTTTAGGTAACAACTGAGCATAGATTGCATCTCTTTGCGCTAACTCTTGTTGCTGTTGCTCAATCAATTTTCTTTGTTGAGCCAACTCTTGAGTTTTGCGCGTGTAATCTTGCTGACGAGAATATCCGCTTTGGAGTTCTTCAAGCGTGACCTCAACTTCTTCTCCGTCAATCTTGACTGTATAAGAAGTGGGTTGCTTTAGTCCGTCCTCAACCTCGTTTTGTTCTTCATCATCAAATTCGTCATCTTCATCAAACTCGTATTCTTCATCTGCTTCATCTAGTTCAGCATCTTCAGGTAACTCATCTTCTTCGATGACCTCTACTTCGTTTATATCGACTTCTTCAACTGTATCCTCAGGGGGAGTTAAGAAACTTTCAAAAGCTGAAGTAGCTTTTTCATTATCAGTTTGTAAAGCAGTCGGTTTATCCGTTATTGCCATAAAATACTCCTATATTGTATTTTTATAATATTTTATACGAATTGTTTATAAAAAGAAAATATCAGACTATGTTTCTGATTTTGTTTATGTAGGATTGGGTGAGCTTTCCTTTTTCAGCTACGATTCTTAGGTGTTTTTCTATCTCTGATAATAATAAGACTGACTTATGTAAATGCTCTCTACTATTCACATTATCTATATCTTGATCTTTTAACCAAGCATCAATATAAG